TTAGGAACTAGAGAGACGAGGAGCTCAAATGTAGAACGGAACCTACGGTCACAGCCATAACGCAAGTTATGACGATGGCCAAGGCGCCGGACTGCATTTGCGAGGCGGTAAACCGCTGGAATGGATGTTACTCTATCTTTGAGATAGATTGGTTTAACATCTTTCCCCGAGAAGAAATGAGCTCCACAGCTTTCCCTGAATAAAGAGTCATGATGACTTTTCTTCAGGTTTATACGAAAGCCGTAGAAATCAATCAACTCGGAAAACAGCTCGAAGCAAGGCGCGGGGATGATAACATCATCACCGTACGCGCTCACATCAGCAGAGCTGATGTGTAGATATTCTGCACAGCAAGATGCTGCTGCGTAGAATATCAACGACTCTAATTGGAAGGTGAATCCGTTCCCCATACTGGAGAACTTTTCCCACTTCCTTGTAGAGTTGCTTAGAGTGCCATAATGAGATCGACAAGCATCTAATAGCAAAAACCAGCGACGAGGAAGCAATTCCTCGACGACAGAACTTGCTATTGAATCGCTAGCAGAAGAGAGGTCAATTGTTGCAAGTGACGAGTCGTAAGACCCGCGACGAGCAAGCTCTTGGTTTCTCGACTGATAACGTAAGTCGACCCCATACCTTCGGAGGCGATTACCAATCATATCACCAACGGACTTCTGGAACCATAAATTGATTCCAGGTTCAATGGCGATAACTCGATTAGTAGAAGCATCCTTAGGTACAGTGATAACCTTGTTCCCAACTTGGAAATTCGGAAAACCCGAATCTACAAGAACGGAAGACCAAAGAGGATAAGCATCCTCCAAAATCTCCCAAGGAATAAGGTCGTACAGATCACGCGTAATCCCGGTTTCACACCGGAACTTCTTAGCTGGACTGGCATCTCTACGCTTTATCAGCGTCGAAGCGCCAGGACCCCAGTTAGGCATCGAGAAGAGCTCATCTGCGGAATAATCGCCGAGGATCTTGGCAACTTTACGAATGACTGCGTTATGCAGCCAAACGACACGACCGGAAAATTTACGGTCGTGCTGCAAGTTCCGAAAGCGAGAATTCGTTTCCTTGCAGAGAGATTCGAATTTCTCGAATTTCTCAAATGCCACTTGGTCCAAGTCGTAGCTTAGGGATAAACCCTTATACTTCGACAAGAATTTCGTGGCAGCATAGGAATCCCTCAAGGATACAAGATCATTGTAATCCTTAGGATTGAACTCAAGCTGAGCCAGTTGCTCATGCTCTCCATTTCTAAAGAGCAAAGCAACTGTCAGAGCACGAGGGCAATCCAGGGCAGATAAGAACTGCTCGATTACCTGAGGAGATAACTCCTCGGGAACGCGGTAGCTTGAGATTCCTTTGTGGAATCTACCGCCATACTTCTTAGAAGACATGGCACCTCCTGGAGTTTACGCTTCAGAACGTCTACTATCTCTAGTAGACGGTTTCGAACGTCGTGACAGCGTTCTCGAGTGGCGAACCCGTAGAATCAGTGGGCGAACCATCCGAGGCGTTGACCGTGCGCGCGAACAGAGAGGCGACTTCACTGAACAGCTTTTGCCGTTCAGCAAGAGTCGATCTTTCTGGAAGCATGAACTCCATGACGCAGGTGCAGTCGTAGGCCTTTGTCGGAGCCGGCTGAATACCGGTCATCGTCGAAGGGCTCGTCTGCTCCAACGTCGGGAGGACAAGCTTGGCGGTCACTTTGTAGATACGCGACGCCTTAGTAGGCGGACGTACCGACATCGTTAACCGGGGATAACCGATGGCGATTCCGCCAGAACGGTCAACCCATGCCGCGATCCCTTGGGAATTAATTCCTTCGGGGTTCAGGGTCGAATCAACACTGACCGTTGCGCTCGTCGTAAGACGAGCAAGCGAATGGTCAATGATGCTCGACAGCTTCACAGCCGCAATAGCGGACATGTGTCAGTACCTCTTATTAAAAGAAGATCCCGTGACCTCACTTACCATGGAAGATGCCAACAATAAGGGCAATACCGTTCATGGCATGCGTGACAGAACCGAGCGGATTCTTGAAAGAAGGAAATGTCATCGAGGGAAAAGCTGTAAGCTTTATCCTTTCGAATAACACCTCTTCTAACTTGAGCCGAGCGTCCTGGAACACTTGCCCTGCAGGGTTGCCCACGTTGACACCATCATAGTCCACGGAACCAGAAACCCACATCTTCGAGAACTGAGTCTGGTAACCATCGATAAAGGTCAACCCATCCCAAGCCGACAAGGCTTCAAGATAGGGACCGATACCGATGAACCAGTCAGCTACGAAGCTGAAGGGGAGTATCTCCCATACGAGGTTAATGGGGTTTGTGAAACCGGTTTGGGCAAGGAACGAGAGCATAGGCGAGTACATCGTGAACGTAACTCCGATCTTACAGTCGGTCTTGAATCGGTAAAGAAACTTACCTTTTCTAGGACCGATAGTAGTAGCGGAATACGTATCAAAAATGGACAACGCTTGACGCTCTTGAGACCCTTTCCCGACAACCCGACGGACGGTGGGCTGAGCAATCGTTAGATTGCTTAAGCTCTTTAACAACCCTTCTATATCCATGAGCAGAGGCTTCCAACCGTACTGGAGCTCTAGCCAATTTTCAGCTAGGTCTTTTTTCCGGTTAGGTTTACCTTTGGGCATGGCTAGACGGGTCCGTCCAGCGGTCAGGTGATTGATGGCCCCAGCAATGTTTCCACGTCTGAGGTCACCAATTGAGCCAACGAATCTCCCACAAGTTCCACTTATGAGGTTCGTGAGCTGGCTTATCTGTGCGAAGTCTTGCGCTAGATTTGCATCTATTGCAAGCTCAGCACTATCGATAAGTTTTCTGATCGCTTTGTTACGTGCAACCGGATTATGCGATTGCATGCCGGGATCCGGAAGATCATTCGTCCACGGGAGAACCTCAGTGTGATTCGCACCGTTCGATGGTACGAACGTGTGATACACATTGGTGTTCTCATAGAAAAGTCGGATACGTTCGTTATACGGATTAACCGGTAACGACGAAGCCTTCTTTCCCCCGAAGCCGGGTGTCACAGTGCCTGACCAGGTCCACGATTTTAGAACAGTGGATGCTGTTCCTACACTGAGCGTATAAGCTCCAGACGCGTCAATATTTTCGATCACCGTTCTAAACGGTGCCGTGATACTGCCGGGGCTGGGCTTAGCGTTGACATTCCGACGAGGAAACGATTGACCTCTCGGCGACCAGGGCGTTGGACTGTCCTGATCGGTCACCCTGCGTGCTTTCCGCACTGCAGAGCGGTACTGCAAGTCACTGCCGTTTACCGAAGTACTGAAACGACCACCCCCTAAAGGGAGGGATCGGACAGGACCAGGTACGCGAACAGTTATTGAACGCGACGGTGTCGGATATAATCTTGCATAACGGATATAGAACGTTAGCTTTTCGTTGGCTCGGATGAAGTGTCGTATATTAGCATTCAGGTAGAGAAAATCTGGAAAGATCATCTCTCCCGAAGACCATATAACGGCAGTTCCCGAGCGCAAGTAGAGCTCAACGCTCTCCCGAAATGCAGGAGGAAACCGAGTATCCGCCGGCTGGGACAACAAACCCCAGTACTCTTTGTGCGAAGATAAATATGGGGACCGCTGTATCACTACAGTGGCAGTCATCGGGTTTTACCCCCTTGACGTCCATATTCCTCAACGCTGTTGAGGCCCACGACCTTCATGACGGAATGTTACCGCGGATAAAGTCGATTAAGTCCTTCATCAGTTCGATAACGAACATGACAAAAGCGACTAATTTGACATCGTCCATGATGACCTCCCGTCTGTTGGTTTCGTGGGGTTCCCTTTAAAAGGGACAGAGCAAAACCCGCTTCTAAGGAAATCGGTTAAGAGTAGATACGAAAAACGTGGCGATGGGAGGAGCAAAAGCCCCTACCCACCACCACGAAATCGTAACCGCCCTTAGCCTACCTTCCTTATTTTACTTATTCCGGCGGTAGGTGTGCCAGGTCTCGTAGTATAGTAACAGCCGCAGCGAGTTCTTCGTCCGTCATATTGTCAGCCTTCTTCTGAAGCATATCAGTCGAGAGGCCGTGCTTTCGCACAGCCACCTTCAGATACGCATCGAATTGGGCCTTCAACATGTTTCGGAAGAAGCCGGTGTGACCGTTGCTGTCTTTCGATGCCATGGTACCTCCAAAGGAGCAAGTAATTACTCTCCCGTCAGGCGGCGCCTAATGCTATCAATAATAGCATCGGCAATGAGGGCGTCTTCAGGGGACATTTTCTCCACGCGAGTCGAGAGAAGATACGAGGGAATGTCGCTTTCGCGACAAGTCTCCAAGTATTCCTCTAGAACCGCATGAAGTATGCCTCTGAAAACACCAACGTTGACGCTTCTATACATTGATGCCAAGGTGCCTCCTTTCGGTTGAGTGGAGCGG